CAGAAACCGTGATACCGGTTGTTGCTAAATCTTGTGATAAAAAGTTAGCCGGTACTAATTCTTGTGCTAACAAGGTTAATGTATAACCACTTAGGTCACCCATTCCGGCCCCGGTCACAATAGTACCACCATTTACATCAGCCCCGTGCTCTAAGCCCGATAAAAACAGATTTCCGTTGTTATCCTCAACAATTACGTGCGGTCTTGCTACTGCGATTAATGCAACCTCATCGTGCGTATCTTTGTCAAGTTTCTTAAACGTAAGATTTAATGTTTGATCGTAAAATGTAGTTCCATTTTCTCTTGAAGAATTTATTGTTTGTTCAAAAGAAGACGTTCCCTTTAGATCGTATTTGTAAGCCGTCGGTGTACCGGCGACCGTGTCAATTTCTGCAGAGGTTGAAGCGTTTACATAAGCAATAGCACCTAATGTACCATAGTCAATAAAATAAACTGCCTTAAGGCCCCCAACCGATTTTTTACAAGGCTCTATTCGGCCCGATGTTAGTAAACAACTCATAGTTTTCTATTTTTTTTAAACAAAAAAGGGTAGGTTATTTTACCCACCCTAAATTGCAAATTATTATTAATTTTTATGCTCCGTAATAAACTATGTCAGAAGCTATCCCGTATTGTACACCGGCCGTATAACGCATTACAAATCTCACGTTCTTACTCCCGTCGATGTCGGCCATATCAATAATTTTGATTTCATTATGGTCACTTAACAGACCTGTTCCGAAATATAAATTTGATTTTTGAGAAGCAACCATTCTGTTGTCTGCTAATCCGTGTGCCGTTACTAAAGTAACTCCGTCATAAGAAAGAGATCCTCCGTTTTGATACCACATTGTACCTTGCGTGTTTACACCGGAATTGTTTTCCCCGTTAAGGAAAGATCCGAAACCACCAAGGGCTCTCACGTATGCACGTGCTACATTTTGAGAAATATAAATTACCATATCCTCTTTCCCGTATAAGGCGCTTGGTATAGCGTCTACCACTTTTCCAAGTTCTGCGATTACATTTGATGCGGTCACGACACCCGGGGCAATAGTTGTTCCTCCGTCAGTACCAAATTGTGCGTCTGCAAATAAAGTTGCAAATCCGTCAAATGTTCCGGCTCCGGCCGATCCACTCCAAATGTTTTGCTCAACCGCTTGGGCAACGTCTGCCCCTACTCTTGCGATAAAGAAATCTGAAAATTTAGGTGGTAGGCTATCGTGAGCGCTGAAACCCATACTTTCTGCCTCCCAATCCGATTGGAATGGTGTTTTACAAAGTTCAAGATTTACTTGTAATTCTTTAGGATCTAAAATTCTTTCTGTTAAATCAACTGATCCCGTTGGCGTAAAGTCACAAGAAGCGTTTGCGATCGCTGATGTATAATCAACTTTCTTGATAACCTCTTTGTCTTTTACGTTAGGTTTAATTGAAATCAATCCTTGTGATAAAGTAGCACCCGAAAGTAATGCACTTCCGATATACTCACCGGCAAATTCTCCGGCGTATGTAGTTGTAATGTTTGTTGTAGTTGCCATAACTAATTTCTATTTATTTAATTTTTAATTTTTGATATTTTTTCCAATACAAGATCGAAAGTTGTTTTTTTGCGATTTTGAGCAAATTTAAAGTTTCTCGTTTTTTCTGTTGAAGCTTCCGGGTTGTGCTTTATTGGTGCTGACGCCGGTTTGCTTAATTCCGCTTTTAACTCGGCCGTTTCGCTACTCAATTCTTCCTCAACTTCTTCTTCTTTTACTTCTTCTTCAACTTTTTCTTCTTCTTCTTCCGGGCGTAAATCATCGATCATTTTTTTGATCTCTTGTAAAGCCATTTCAAATTCGTCACGGCTTACATAACCCATTTCTTTTTCTTCTTCTTCTTCGGTTTCTACTTCTTCTTCAACCTCGTCAGAAACTTCTTCTAAGGAAGCAATTACACCGTCTTTTTCTACTGAAAGGGTAAACCCGTTTTCCATTTTATAGGATCCAATAGGTAAAGCTACTTTTTCATCATCTGTAACGATAAAAACCGGTTGATCGGCTTCAAACTTGTCAGCTTCTAAAATTGTGCCGTTTTCTAATTTCATTTGTTCTAATTTTGTTTCCAATCCTAACAATGCTCGGACTGAATTTAAAGTATCAGTTGCACTCATAATTTAATTTTTATATTTAACGAATTATTTATTTGATTTTGCGTTTAAGGATTATCTACTTCACATTTTGTGCAATCGCCATAAGCAATTACATTGTTCCATAAAAATCCACTTGTAAGGTTGTCAGCTTCTAAAACTTCATAACAACCATTTTGAGTATTATTAGACAGATCGAAATAATAAATATTTCCAATCGTCAATTCTATTGATCCGTGTACGTGGTGTTGTTTATTATGTCCGCATAATTGTACTTTATATCCGAAATCTGTAACCGGTGTTTTATAGTCGCCGGTTATACTGCCTATTCCTTGGGCTTGTAACGATCCGTCGCAACAATCTACGTGGTATGTATTATTCTCGCATAAGCAACCACGTCGGCCGTTCTTCGGGCTTGTTCTACTCGGCGTTTTAAAGTTTTCGTAAGCCATTTTATTTTAATAGGTTTTTAAGTTCCCCAATAATAGCCTTTGATAATTCTTCTTCTTTATCCTCGGGTGCTTGTATCTTGTCTGCGAAATAACCCTCAATACTGAAACCTTTTACCTTTCCGGTTTTTACATAATCGTTCCAAATTTCGTCGTTATCAACTTTTATAGCGCCAACCCAACTACCTAATGGAAGATCCATTCCGTACATATTGGATTTGTCGTTTTCTTTATCTTCTACAATCCAACTTTCAACAAGCGTTAAGCCGGTTATAGCCATTTGGTGTTCTAATGTCGAATTGTGTTGCATATTTTGTTTTAAATACAACTGCGAGGCCTTACGCACGGTTTCTCTACTAAAGTAGATATAATACTCACGATCGCCCGAACGTCTGTAAATCGGCTTGTTAGGTATCAAAATTGGGCCAATAAGGATCTTCTTTTCCTCGTCTTGCTTTTCAAACTTAAATGTTTGAGATTTAAGAGCCACAAAATCTTCCTCTATAGCCGGATTTTCAACAACACTTATTGCTTCCACAAAATTGTCTTGATCTTCGTCTAATATTAATTCTATTATATCCATATTCTTATAACGATTTATTTTTAAATACTTGCATTTTCTACTATATTTCGATCCATTGATTGGGCCGTGCTAACGTCGTTCGATACTACATAAGCTTGGACGGGTGCTTGTGTTTGCCCTCCGATCGCTTCCGCTAATTGATCTGTGCCACTTGCACCCACGATATTAAATGACGGTGGCGCTTCTGCCGGGGCTGATCCACCACCACCACCGGCACCCCTTGGGGCCGTTCCGCTACTTGGGGATTTCTTTTTACTTTTAAGATCTCCTATTGCCTTGACGGCACCGGCCACGGATCCGGCTATTGATAAACCGGCCGTTATATTATTGATCGCAACAAATGGCATACCACCCGTTAATGGCGTGGCCGCGACTGACTTTGCATTAGCTACTGCGGTGTTAGATATGATCTTAGAGATCGCACTAACTTGTTCCGTAACAATTCCGGCTATGGCTAAAGCTTTATTTTCTTCTCCAAAGGCGCTAAATATACTTTGTAAGCTATTTATAGCCCCACCAACTTGACTAATTTGCGCTTGTCTGTTACTTTCTTCTGCTTGGATCGTAGCGATTTGATCGTCAAGCTTCTTTTTATCTAATTTCTTTTGTTCCTCGACTGACTTTGCCTTAATTGCATCGTCTTGATCTGCAAAAGCTTGTCGCATTTCTGCTAACCTTTCATTCCTTGATATTTCAAGTTCATCGGTGTTTAGGTTGTTGGCTTCTGCTTGTTCAATTAAAGCATCGTATTTTTCTTGCTCCTTTTGTAATTCTAATTTCCTTTTTTCATCGAGCGTGTTTGCCTCCGCTTCAATTATTTGTTTTTGTAGGTTTATTTTCTCTTGTGCTATTCTATTTTCCTCGGCTTGGGCCTCACGCACTAAAGCTTGTGTTCTTGCCGTCAACGCCCTCTTTTTTGAAAATCTTTGCGTTTCTAAAGCGATCAATTCAGCCTCTAATTGGGCTTGTTCCATTTTATCCTCTTTGGTAGATAAACCAAGAGCGTTTTCCTCTTTCTTCGCTTGTACTCTTAAACGTACTTTTGCAATTTCTTTAGCCGTTATATCGTCGTCAATCTTAGAAGCTTCTTGTATAAATTTTATACGTTCTTCGGCGCTAAACTTTTCACGATCCTCGGCTTGTTCTCTTAGCTTGGCAATATCCCTATTGGCCTTGGCCCTATCGACAAGTAATTGCCTTTCTAATTTGTCCGCTTTTGCGCGTCTATCGGCTATGGCACCGGCTTGATTTGCCTCCTTTAAAGTTTCTTTAGCAAATTCTTTTACGGCTTCGGTAGTTTTACCGATCGTATCTTTGACACCGGTCATAGTATCTATGTAAGAAGATCCGGCACTTTTTGCATCTTCTAAGGCCCCGGTAAAATCTCCGCTAAATACTTTTTTAATTGCGCTTCCTAAAAATCCAAACGTATCAATTAACGAGGTTATTCTGTTTGTAATATTTTCAATAATAAGATCTTTCAAATCAATTATCGCTTGTTTAGGATCTGAAAATACACTTATGATTTTATCCCCAACATTTGCTAATACATCTAAAAATTGATCTGTAACGGCCCCTATAACGGCCATTATTTTGGCAAACTTATTTTGCCCCTCCTCGGATCTTTTAAAAGCTTGAACAACGGCTAAAATACCTAAAGCTAAAGCACCAATACCCGATCCAATAATTGCGATCTTTAAAAAATTAAATCCTTTGGTTGCCGAGGTTAGTGAAGTGGTTAGGTTTTTAACGCTTCCAAATAAACCGCCGGTTGCCCTATCCGCAAGGCCCGTTGCCCCGGTATAGTCAGCTTGGTTTTTAGTAGCATTCTTAACAACCTCATTAGCTTTACCCCTTGCTTTTGTTAGATCTTTTACCGCAAACTTTTGTTCTTTTATAAGATCCTTTTGTTTGGTAATTTCATCGCGCAATTTCTTTTGTTGAGCAAGGTTATTTTTCGGAACGGCTTTTAATTGTTTTTCTAAATCAAATAATTCTTTTTCCCATTCGGCCGTAATATCTTTTGCGGTTTCAAGTTCGCCATTAAGAAATTCAAGTTGCTTAGTAGCATCGCCTAAATTTACATTTACGTCTATTGTTTTTTCGATTGCCATAATTCTCTTAATTCTTTATAACCCTCTTTTATTGTGGTTGGTAATTTGTTTTTTCCTTTTGCAATCGCCA